GCCTAGAGGTTCTAAAGAGACTGAGGATAAGAAAATGCCCAAGAAACAGAAGAAAACGGCGGAAGGTCAAAATGGGGTAGGTGGTAGAAAGTTGCCTCCACCGCCTAAGATGAAGGTGACGGAAAACGTCGTTCTTAAGTCGAGTGAGACGCTGAAACCGAAGCCGGTGGCTCCGACTGTTGAAGTTCCGAAGAAGATGAGTCAGAAGGAACATGCTCTTAAGTGGAAGAGAGCGACGAATCAGCAGTTGCGAGATATTGCACCGATTCCGTATCAGGACATCAACTGGGAGAGGCGGATACGGGCGAAGGATGACCTCAAGTATTTCTGTGAGACGTACCTCCCGGCGGTGTTCTACCTTGGATGGTCGGCTGACCAGATCCGCTGCTTGAACAAGGTTGAGGATATCTGTCGAGATGGAGGGATGTTTGCTCTGGCGATGCCTCGTGGATCTGGGAAGACGGCGGTGTGTCGTGGAGGTCTGATCTGGTGTACTCTGTATGGATATCGTACGTTTCCGTTCTTTGTGGGATCTAATGCTCCGAAGGCGACGCAGACTCTCGAGTTCATCAAGATGTACTTGTATCAGTCTCCGTTGTTGAGGATGGATTTCCCTGAGATCACATGGCCGGTGTACCGATTGGAGAACCGTTACCATCTGGCACGAGGTCAGTTGTACGACGGGGAGCCGACCTACATCGAATGGGGTACGGATACGGTGAGATATCCGTCTATCATTCTCCCCCAAAGAATTGCAGAGGCGTACCGTGAGCACGATCCGTACTCTGTACGTTACCTCCCTGATCGAGAGGTCTGGATTCCTAAGTCAGCGGGAACGGTGTTGAAGTCCTCAGGTATTGATGGATCAATCCGTGGTGAAGCGGAGGTTCATCCGATCACTTTGGAGCAGCCGCGTCCTGATCTCGTCCTTCTTGACGACGTACAGAAGGATCAGAAGGCTGATTCTCCTGTAACGTGTGCGAAGCTGATCAACCTGATTGACGGTGCTGTCCAAGGTCTGGCTGGTCCTGGGAAGCATATCGCAACTCTGATGCCTTGTACTGTGATTCGAGAGGGTGACGTGGCTGACACGTATCTCGATCATAACAAGAAGCCAGAGTGGGATGGAGAGCGGTGTGCGATGGTGATGGCATGGCCGAAGGGGATCACCAACTACGAAGTCACAAACGAGACTGAAGAAGGAGTCCTTTGGAACCAGTATGCTGAGATTCGTCGAGAATCGTTGAGAAAGTACAAAGACAATCGACTGGCGACGGAGTTCTATCAGGAACACCAAGAGGTCATGGATCGTGGGTTCATCGTATCGTGGAAAGAACGGTATGATAAGAACACCGAATTGTCGGCTCAACAGCACGCCATGAATCTCCGTCTCAAGAACCAAGCGATGTTCTTGTCTGAGTATCAGAACGTCGGACGGAAATTGGTGTCGGAAGCGGAGATCACGATCACGGCAGAACAACTCCAGGAGAAGACGATCGATCTCAACCGTCGACAGCTACCTCCTGAAGTTGAGTATGTCACCTCCTTCATTGACGTTCAGAACGAAATTCTGTTCTACACCTCTTTTGCCTGCGATCCGGATTTTAATGGAGTGTTCTGTGACTATGGAACATGGCCTGCGGTCAATCAGCGATACTTTACGAAAGACAATGCAGAGTCCTGGTCTTTGCTGACTGACCAATTCTTCAAGGCGTATCCTGAATTTCGGAATCAGGCGGTGAGGAATACCCAAGGGAAGGTCAGGGCACCGTTTGAGGCAAAGATCTATCACGCTCTCTCGATGGCGGTGAAGCATCTTCTTTCTCATGAGTTCGAACGACAGGACGAGCATCGGAGGAAGTTCAAGATCATGCGGCTTGGGATCGATACTCGTTGGGGTCAAGCGTCCGACGTGATCAAACGGTTCATCCGTGAATCTGGAATCCAGAATATCGTACCCTGCTACGGTCAGTCGTTTCCTCCCACTCATCGACAGCTGGAGGAATATGATCGCCGAGCCGGGTGGTTGTTCGAGGATCAGGTGTGTCCTCACGTCAAGGAACCGAAGTGGGTAGTCAGACCGAATCCCGACGGGATGTACTACCTCGCTATGGACGTGAGTCGGTTGAAGGATTTCCTCTTTGCTCGACTATCTTCCCCAAAAGGATCTCCTGGGTCGATCAGCCTGTTCAAAGCTCCGGCTGAAGATCATGAGATGTTCTGCCATCACGTCTGTAGTTCTGAGTATCCAGTTGCGGTGGCTGCTCGGAACATCATTAAGAATCAGTGGACGGTCAGAGAAGGAACCTCGTTCGATAATGACTGGTTGGACTGTTGTGTCGGTTCAATGGCCCTTGCTTCGACTCTCGGAGCATCGCTGAAGACTTCGGATCGACAGATTGTGACGATCCACCGTAAATTATCAGACATAGCGAAAGAGAAGGGGAAACGATAATGGAGTGTAGATATTGCGGGTGTCAACACTGTCCAGTCGTGAGTGTCTTGGAACGAACTATTAAACTCCGAGGAATTGAGAAGACCATAATCAAACGATATCGACAGTGTCGCCATTGTGGTCTGCGATTTTCTTCAATCGAGAGCTACGAAGACGAGGAAAAGAAGGATACCCCTGTGGTTCCAGATCCTCCTCCTGAGAAGCCTGTAGTTCCAGTTTTCAAGAATCCGTTTTTGCCAGCTTCGATGACTCCGAAAGTAATAGAGCCGGAGGGGGAGGACCTAACGGCCCTCCCTGTTCATGGTCCGTCTCCGTTGACAGAACCATCGAAACGGATTCTACAACCACCTCCGGTCCTTCCAAGTCCTGGACCGCTTCTCCCTCCACCCAGTACGGAGGTAGAAGAGAATCCAGTCGTTGAACCTCCTAAGAAAGAAAAGAAGAGTAAGAAACCGAAGGGACAGCGATTGGTCCCACCTCCGATCGTCCCTAAGCCTCCTCCTCTTCAAGGTGTGATACGACTTCCTCCGCCTCCTCCGAAAGTGAAACCAGACAAATAATTACTAGCTATTGAGCTTGCTATTGATTTGTCATCTGTGGTAGAATGAATCGGTAACCCTTGTGCGGACGGGTGGAGCGTGATCCCGCAACACGTCTCCACCCGTCCGTATCTTTAGACGACATGTAGAGGAGTCTCTGAACCTATGTCTTCAACCATAGTGCAAGTCCCAGGGATCTCCGCGGATGATTGGGACGTAGGAGCTGCGTTTAGCGGTGCTAGTACCTCTGTCTCCGTAGGTCGAAACGCTTCGACGAATCAGAAGTATGGTCTGCGTTTTCCTTCAGTACCGATTCCTGTCGGAGCAACGATCACGTCCGCTGTCTTGACGTTCACTTGTCAACAGACAAGAGCTGACACACCGACGGTCAGAATCTACGCCAATGCGGCTGACAATCCGACTGCTCCTACGAACTTGGCTGTAGAAGCCGCACTGGTTCGATCTACAGCCTCTGTGGATTGGACGATCCCTGCTACGACCATCAACGTTCCTTTCAACTCTCCTGATCTCTCCGCTCCTATCCAAGAAGTGGTGAATCGAGCCGGATGGGCTTTCGGAAATGCTCTGATCCTTCTCGTAGACAACCTAGCCACAGACGCAACTCGTCTGACTTCGTTCTATACGCGAGACAACAATAGTGGTCTTGCTCAACCATACCTGACGCTGACCTGGTCTCATCCGTCGAAAGACATGGCTTCAGTGACCGTGGCCGCTTCCGGAGATGATGTCGCTTGTCCAACGACTACGAACACGTTCGACGCGAGCTCTGCCACAATCGTCTTCGGACGATCTACCGTAGTCTCTAAGTGTCTATTCCGATTCGCGAATACTCAGGTAGCGAAGAACGCTACTATCGAGTATGCTCGAGTCGTATTTCGACAGTCTGCGACCATTTCTCTAGCTCCTACACTCTCAGTCAAAGGTGCCGCTGCTGACAACGTGAGTGCTCCTGCTGACCAGACTGCTGCTGACGCCATCGCACGAACGTCTGCGTCTGTGGCCTGGTCTACAGGAGGAGGAGGAGCCGCTGGAACCCTCCTAAGAACTCCTGACATTACGTCTATTGTTCAGGAGATTGTAAACAGATCCGGATGGGCTGCTGGAAATGCGATGGGGATCTTCGTCGAATGTACGAGTCCATCAGGTTCTCCATCTGCAACCGTCTACACGAAAGACGGTGACGCATCTTTCGGTCAAGCCGCCCCACGTCTTGAGATCGTATACACCGTCACAAACACCGGAGTTCGACACCGGAACCGCCTTCTCTTAGACATAGGATAGACACTATGGAAGAATTTCGAGCAACAGACTGTCTTCAGGTAAAGATCGACAAGAACACGGCTACCTCTCACGTCTTGGTCGCAGGTACGACAGGGAAACGCATCCTAGTCGTGGGTCTCATGTTGGTGGTCGGAGCGTCGGCTGTGAACGTGACGTTCGAGGACGAAGATGGGACCGACATCACCGGACCTCTCCCGTTCGGAGCGAATGGCGGAGTGGTCCTCCATCGGAACATTAAGGATGGACACTTCCACGTTCCGACTTCCGGGAAGGGCCTGAATATGCTCCTCTCTGGAGCAGTACAAGCGTCTGGTATTTTGTCGTACAGACTAATCGACTAGCACAGGAGAGAGTATGTTTGAACCTTTTCACGACTACTTTTCTGTGCTCATTTTCGAGTCACTGAGACTGTTCTCAGTGTTCGGATTAGTCGGTACAGGTCTCTACATCTTCTTGACCAAATACCTAACTCTGACCGACGAGGCAGTCAAGATGAAGTACGCTCTTGGATTCGTATCTATGATCATTTTGATCATTGCTCTCTATTCTTGGGTGTTCTCTCCCCCAAAGAAAGAGGATTTGATCAACAGAGGAAAGATCATCTGTACTGGTTGTCAGACGGTCTGGTTCCCTGATTCGGATCAAGATGCGACGTGGTTCGACATGTCAGTGGACGCTTGTCCGATGTGTCCGATATCAGAGCAGGACTTTGAACTCTTGAAAAGGAAGCTCAAAGATGTCCCCTGAAGCATTCATGGTCGGACCCAACGTCTTCGTCGACAAAGCGTTGTCTGTACACTGTGTCGTTTTAGGGATCTTGGTTCTGTTGATCTCGGTATTCCTCTACTTCGGTAGGAGGTTAGGATGATGTTTGAAGCAGACTGGATAAACAGAGTGTTGAACAGTGCTCAGTGGATCTCCATTGTCTCTTCAAGCGTCTTGGTCTTGATGGCGACTTACGGTCTTTTGATCGTGTGGAAGAAAAGCGGAAAGTGATGTTGGAATTAGTGATGGCAGTAATCTACTGCTGCCTCTTGATCTGTACGTTTGTGATCAGTAGGAGAATACAAAATGACGATTTCCGAACAAGACGTCGAGGACTTGGGAAAGTCACCGAAGCGAGTACGGACGATCGAAGGAACGGTCGAGGAACGGAGTGTGGAGGATCTGATCAAAGCGGATCAGTACGCTGCGGTCAAAGCCTCTGCGGACGCTGTTCCGTGGGGAATCAGGATTGCTCGATCCAAACCGGGAAGTTCACTAGGAGGCGGGTAAATGCTCACTGATCTTCTACTTCCGCCAGACTGTTGCGGCTCGGTGATCATCTTGATCATCGTCGTAACTCTGGCAATCGTCTTAGGACGAAGGAGATAACATGTCAAAAGAGATTCGAGTTGCGATGTCGATTGAAGCGGAGAAAGGCAATCTTGTCATTCCTCCGTACACGATGGACAAAGACATCGACATGAACGGATCAGTCGGCGGAGTCCCCGGTCTTGTTGCGATTGCGACAACGGCTGGAGGTACGGCTGTTGATCTATCCGCTCTGACAACGCTTGGATGGATCTTGATGACGAATCTGGATTCATCGAACAACGTGAACTGGGGTCCGTATGTCTCTGGTTCGCTCCATCTCATCGGACGGATCAAACCGGGAGAATCGGCTCTGTTCCGACTGTATCCTGGAAGTGTCCTGCGAATGATCGCAGAGACGGCCAACGTGAAAGTTCAGATCATCGCGTTTGACGACTAGGAGGACCAGTGGTAGCGAATAAACTCCCGGTCCTGCTCGATCAGTATGGCAACCCGATGATGACTGATCGCAGGGCACAGATTCAAGCCTTCTATCAACAGCAGCTAACGCGGATGTTGAAAGCGAGGTTTGATTCAGCACAAACAGTGACAGGAAACGAGAATCACTGGAGTAATGCTGATCACCTTGACCCGATCACGGTTGCCAGTGAGACGGTCCGGAAGAAGTTACGTTCTCGATCTCGATACGAATTGATTGAGAACAATCCGTTCCTCAAAGGAACCGTTTTGACGATCGTCTCAGACTTCGTTGGTCGAGGGCCGAAGCTCCAGATCACCGATAAACGATTGACGGTCGAACGAAAGAAACGGATCGAGGAAGTCTGGAGCCAGTGGGCGAAGTCGATTCGACTGCGTCACAAGCTCTGGCGGATGAGGATGGCGAAGATCGTCGACGGGGAGGCATTCTCCCGAATGTACTTCAATCCTCGACGTCGTATCAAAAGCCCCGTGACTCTCGACTACCACGTCTTCGAGTGCGACCGGGTCGCTGACGATGGGCAATCTCCCCCAAAAAACGCCAGTCCGGCGGACGGCTCAATTGGGATGATTGACGGGGTGAAGTTCGACGGTTATGAGAATCCGTTGGAATACTTCATTCTCGATCAACACCCTGGGAATGGACTCCAATACTTCGGGAATGGAACGAGACGAGGGAAGTGGACTCCGGCAGAGCAAGTGATCCATTGGTTCCGTCAAGATCGAGGATGGATTCGAGGGATTCCTGAATTGGCGTCGTCTCTCAATCTCTGTGCCCTTCTCCGACGGTATACGCTGGCTCTCGTACGTCATGCGGAAACGGCTGCGGACTTCACCGCCATCGTCGAATCCGAGGCTCCTCCTGGAGCACACGCTTGGACTGACGGTAATGGTAATCAGGTTCAAGACGATCCGTTCGACGTGTTCCCTATCGAGATGGGTATGATCATGAATCTCCCTTGGGGATACAAGATCAAACAACTCGAAGCAGTCCCAGTTGGAACTCAGTACGATGTGTTCGTTGGATCAGTTCTTCGAGAAATCACTCGTCCTTTGCTGACCCCTTATAACATCGTTTCGGGTACGTCGAAAGACTCGAACATGGCATCGGGTGTTCTTGACCAGAACATCTACAAAGGCGGTCAGCAGAACGAGCGAACGGACTGTGAAGAGGTTGTTCTTGATCCGATGCTCGATATGTTCTGGTATGAAGCCTCCAGAATCCGAGGACTGCTTGGCGACGACTTCCTGTCGAGTGACCCGATGTTCGCAGCCAATGCTCCAGAACATACTTGGAGATGGGACCGGATTGGTCTGGATCATACAGACCCGTCACGAGTGGCGAGTGCTCTTGAAACTCTCCATAACAAGCGGTTCCTTACGGATCGGGACATCCAGGAAACGTACTACAATCGAGACGTCGAAGATTGGCGACAGGAGATTGAAGAAGATGATGCTTTCCGAGAGCACATCATCGACTTCGCTAACCCGAAACCTGATCCTTCGAAAACTCCTGTGACTGCGAGTGGTGAGACTTAATTACTAGCTACTGAGCTTGTAAAAGACCACTCGTCTGTGCTATACTGGTTGTAAGGGACGGAGTACCTGGGAATAACTAGCCGGATCATCGTCTCTTTTTGAAACTGAGGCAGGAGCAACAAGTCGGCGGATTAGACACCCGGAAGCAGAATACCGAGGTTGCTCCTGTCTCTTTATGGAGTATCCATGCCCAAGCCGTTTAACAAATTCAAGGCATTCAATCTCTCCGGAGAGGTGAGTGTCAAAGCAGGAGATCCGAAAGCCAGGAAGCAGGATAAACTCCTCCTCTTGGCAAATACCGGAACTCCGATGAGACTAGGGGGATACAGTAACCCCGTCATCATCGACTTCCAAGGTGCTGAGTTCGATCGTGAAAAAACTCCGGTAATCGCCGATCACGATACGACGAAGCGAATTGGACATGCTGTGGATCAAATCGTGGTTCCAGCAGGAGCAACTCGAACAATCAATAGCCGACTGGTTGTCGGACCTGCGATTGTTGCCGTAGCAGTACGATCCTCCAAATCATACTCTGCGAAGAAGACGATTGAAGACATGAAAGCCGGATTTCCGTTTCAAGTCTCTGTCGGAGCAACTCCGACGGAAGGAGAAATGATCGAAGCCGGTGAAACGATCATGGTCAACGGTAAGACCTGGAAAGGCCCGTTGGTCGTAGCTCGGAAGACCAAGATCCGAGAAATGAGCGTCCTTGTGTTGGGTGCTGACAGTCGTACGTCAGCCGAATTTCTGGCCCGTCAAGAATCGAATGAGGAGATCGAAATGAGTTTTGAGGACTTTGTGGCTTCATTGAAGCTGGACCTGAAGAGCCTGACACAAGAACAAGTGACGGCGTTGAGGGCTCAGTGGGAAAAGTCGAAACCGGACACGGACGATGACGACGATCCCGAACCGACTCCGAAGAAACCGATCAAGGCGTCGCGAAAGAAACAGAAGTCGGAAAACACCGACATCGACGACCCGATCAACCCCGACGACATCGTGACCCGGAATCGGGAGAAGATCGTCGCCGAAGAACAACGCCTCGATGGAATCCGGGCTGCGGCTCTGCGATTCGAGGACAGCATCAAGACGATCAAGGTCGGCAAGACCGAAATGGACTTGTCGGCGTTCAAAGCCCATGCGATCAAGGAAGGACTCTCGGCTTCCGAGTTCGAACTCATGTGCTTCCGCAATTCGGTCGAAGAACCCAAGACGCCGGCGATCCACAACACGACCAAGAACCTCCAGGCTGCCGCCCTCGAATGTGCAATCCTGCGAGCGTCCCAAGTCGTGCCGTCGTCAGCGATCAATGCTGTCAGCGGTAAGAAGTACGGCATCGAAGCGATGTTCGACGACAAGACGCTCGAAGAAGCCGACAAGCGACACTATCGTCTGAGCGGCAGCATCGACGAACTGCTCGCCCTCCAGGTCCAGGCCACGGGTCGCCATCCGATCGCACGCCACGGTTCGGATCTGATGGCCGAAGCCTTCCGGGCCTACTCGGACATCCAAGCCTCGGGAACGTCGACGCTCAACATCGTCAACATCCTCGAGAACGTGATGAACAAGTCGTCGATGGCTGGATTCGAAGCCGTTGAAGCCGTCTGGCCGTACATCTGCGGTCGGCGTCCGGTGAACGACTTCAAACCGCAAGCCTTGTACCGACTCGACTTCCAGGGTTCGTTCAAGAAGGTCGCGACCGACGGCGAACTCAAGCACATCTCG